TACGACAAATGTTGGTGAAGCAGGACTTAGACTTGAAACCAGATTTGGTGGTAAGAAAGGTGATCTGATTGGATTAAGTGTTGAAGGATCTTATGCTACCGACAATTCTTATGAAGTTCTTTCTGCTATTGATATTAACAAGGTTGTTTTTGTTGAAGGATCGCATAGTTCATATGATGGTGTAACCAACAATTCTGTTGCTGCAAAAGTCAAATTTAGATTCTGATTTATCTAAATATCTTAGACTTCATCACAGATAGGACTGATGAACAAACAAAAGGAAAATAAGATGTCAACATTGATTCGTATTTTAATTTTGAGTTGGTCAGCCGCACTTTTAACCGCAAGTTATGCTGGGGCTCTGTCTAAGATGGACCCCACATTTATTGCGACGGTCTTCACAGCATCTGCTGCTACATTCGGTATCAATACTATGAAGAAGGGTGGTGATGATGACGATGACCACAAAGAAGAAGCACCAAGAAGAACTGAGTTTGTGGAATCTCCACCTACACCTTCTCCAGAACCAGTAGTTTCTGTAGAAGAAGTTCCCTTGGTTCAAACACCTTCATCACTTGAAGAAAGAGTTGAAGCAGTTGAGGTTGCAGCAGATGAGGAGAGACCTACTTATTCAAGAGGTGATCTCTGATGGCTAAGTCCGCTAACAAAGGTAAGAAAGGTTCTGCTGGTAATAAAAAGCAGAACCAAGGTAATGCAACTGCCAAAAAGGCAAAAAATGGAGGAAAGAAAAAGTGATTTTGATTGATGTTTTGATTGCTGGTAATGTAATGATTGGTCCTAATTTATGTCAGGCTGATCTATTATATCAAAACCAACTTTACACAATTGAATACAAATGCCAAGAGAATGGAATACTCCCAAGAGGGAGTGTTGGAATGCTCCCATTCATCAAATCCTAAAAGCAATTGATAATCACACCCGTCTTTTTATGGAGACGGGTGATTTTTGGCATGAAGAGCAAGCAGAAATGTTACGAAAGTATGTCAAGGATTTAAAAGTTTGGATACATAAACAAGAAGGATGGTGGAATGAATGAAAAAATTCCTTGCAACGATTGGTTTATCTCTTAGTTTAGCATCTCCCGTATTTGCTAATTCATTAGAACCAAAACAACCAACTGTAAAACCATACAGCCTAGCAGCGATGGGTTGTATGATTCTTTTAGAATGCACAGAAGGAGTTGAAAAACTGACTCCCGATTCTGAAGTCTTTAAGAAAGAAGGATTTGATCCTTTCAGAGAAGAGATTGTAAGAATTATTGCAGCACTAAACAAACTTGAAATTGGAGTTTATCTTGCTCCTGACAGATATTTTACTCCAAGAACTGTAGGACTTTATAAACCAAACTACAACCGTTTCTTTATTAATGAGAAATTGGTAGGTGATGAAAGAGAGTTTCTTGGAACTTTAAGACACGAAGGTTGGCACGCAGTTCAAGATGCTATGGGTGGTGGATTAGAGACATCATTCATGGCTCAGGTTCATCAGGACTCTGAGATTCCTGCTTGGATTATGAAGAACACTAGACTTACATATGAATCAATCGGTCAAAGTCGTGCTGTTCCTTGGGAAGCAGATGCAAACTGGGCAGAAGAACAATCAAATCAAACTGCAAGATATCTTGAAATGATAGCACAAGGTCCTTTATGGGAACAAGTTGAACCGACTCCTATGACTAAAGAATGGTTGATTGGATGCAACTGGATGAAACCGCAAGATGGTTTGTATCCATATTATCCAAATAAGAAAGCACAAATGTGTGTAGAGGGTAAATATTGACTAAATCTAAATAATCACTTATAATGCTTACAACCCACCCCACAAAGGTGGGTTTTATATTATGAGATATTGAAGTGACAATTAGAGCCGTGGAGATTGCCCTCTGAGAGGAGGGTGTACCCCTTTCTCTATACGGATGTAGAGTTCAATTAAATTTAGTGCAACAATTCTTTACTGTAGCCCTGCCCCTTCTGGCAACGGTTACAACCAATGCGGCAACACTGCCATTCGTCAACTACAAGATGCAAGGACCACCTCCTGTTCTTGAATTGCTCAAGAATTTTAATCCTGTAGATGAAGAGAAGACAGCGACCAAAGAGGTTGCTCCCGAAAAGCCAAAAGAGTTAAGGCTAATTTGTAAAGGGTGTAATGAACATGAGAATGCTACCCTGGCATATTTCCAGGATCGTGGTATTAAAGACAGAAACGCCCTAGCTACCATCATGGGTAACATTAGACAAGAATCAACATTCGTGCCTAATATCTGTGAAGGTGGTGCAAGGACCAGTTACCAAGGCTGCCGTTGGGGTGGTTATGGTCTGATCCAATGGACATCTGCCAATCGTTATCATGGATTGGGTGAATTTGCTAGAAAGTATGGTGGTTCTCCATCATCACTTGAAACGCAACTTCGTTATCTAACGACTGAAGTTCAATGGCAACGAATTGAAGACAGGATGAAAATTCCTGGTAAGTCCATCAATCGTTACATGAACTATGCGTATAGTTGGATTGGTTGGGGGCATCATGGTGCCCGCACTTCGTATGCTTATGATTATGCGAACCGACTGATCACGGTAGAGGTTTGATACAACAGAATATATACAACAAAATAATAAATAGAGGGGAGTGTTGCTACTCTCCTTTTTTTATGTTTAATTTTAACTTCGGAAAGAAGAAACCAGATAAGAAGCAGATAATAATTATAAGCGTTATACTCAGTGGTATCGTAGCAACTCTCTCCCAATGCACAGGAGTGTCCTCAGAGCGTCTCTGGGACCTCTTAGACGAACTCCAAAGGAACATATTCCCTCAGACCATAATCAACGATATCCTGCTTCAAGACCCTGGTGTGGTGGACAGGAGAACCAAGAGGGATGTTGATAAAGCTATCAGAGAGTATGAACGCTTGACAGGGGACTCTGCTGACGTTAGAATACCTTTGCCACGGTTGATAGAGAAAGCTCCAGATAACTCTGAAGCTCAGAAACTATTAGGTGGTGAAATGCGTCTATGTGCTCCTTGGGTTGAAGATTGTATTTTAAATGATTGAAACTATTATTGCTGGACTCACTTGTGGTATTGCCACATTCTATGGTATTGGAGATGGATTCCATGGACAAACAACCGCGAATGGTGAACGGTTTAATGCTTATCGTTGGACTGCAGCTCATCCTTATCTTCCTATGGGTACAAAAATTAGGGTGACTAATCAGGACAATATGAAACAGGTTATTGTTCGCGTAAATGATCGTGGTCCATATTCACATGCAGATATTGATTTGAGTTATGCTGCATTTGCTCATATTGAATCTACCCGTAAGGGAAATGCTACTGTTTGTTGGAGGGTTGTAGGTTGAAAAAATTTTTAATTTCTGCTATACTGCTATTAACTTCTCCTGTATTTGCACAAGAGAATAATACATATCGTCCATTCCGATATGAAACTGCTTGTATGATAGAGAGAGGTCTTGCGACCTATCCTGATACTTGTGTTGTAATTGAAACCCGTGAAAAAGGTGGAGCACTACGCACACGTAATATCTTCTCAAATAAGCATGGTCTCACTATCAGGGGTCGCTTTGATAAAGAGAAAGGATACATGACTTGGGATAGTCATAATAAGTTTGAATATAAATGGGAGTATAAGATCGGTGGTAATGGCGATCTTGGAGCCTGGACTTACGTAATGCCTGGTTTTCTTGTTCAAAACGTTTCTTGGGATTAATCAAATGAAAAATTTTATGATTGCTACATTCGCACTCTTTCCTCTGAGTGTTTCTGCTGCTCCGTATGATGATACAGTAACCTTTAGTGCTTCTGCTGTTTGTGCTGAATTGACCAATACTCAAAATCCTACAAAAAGTAGTGATGCAGACTGGCAGAATTATTTGACATGTGTTCAAGCAATGCACTACTTTAATACAAAGTACTGATGTCTGAATTCAACTGGGGTGTTTTTATCATTCTTTCGTGTGGTCTAGCATTTACTGCGTGGACAATTTACTACATATTAAAGTTAGCATACGAGGAGATGAAAGATGAAACACCTCAGTCTGATTCTGTCCCTGACGAGTCTGAGCATTAGTGCTGCGATTGGTGTAGGAGCATATATCACCTATCAGAAAGCACAGAAGATTTTAGACAACCCTGAAGAGTTTGTAGGTGCCGTTGTAGATAAGCAAGTCTCCAAAGCATTTGAGAAGTTACCTCTGCCTAAACTAAATACGAAAGAGTTTAAACTTCCTTTCTAATGGCAGATAAAGATCCGTATATTTACAGAATTAAATCGGTAGGTAGAGTTGTAGATGGCGACACTATTGACGCTGACATTGATTTGGGGTTTGATATTAGTCTCACTAAGCGAATTCGTTTGGCGGGTATTGACACGCCCGAAAGCAGAACAAAAGACCTCGCAGAAAAAGAACTAGGTATTGATGCTAAGAACTGGTTAAAGCATCGCCTAGAAGACGCAGAAGATATTATCATTCGCACTCAACTTCCAGACTCTACTGAGAAGTATGGAAGAATCATTGGAAAGTTATATATAAATGGTGAAGATGTTCCTCTCAATCAACAGATGATTGATGAGGGATATGCTCTCGAATACGATGGTGGCACCAAAGATAAAAATTGGGAACCACTTCGTGAAATTAGACGCAAAAATGGTACATTAGTGGAGTGACCTGATGACACAAGCACCAGCGAAGGAGAAGCGTAAAGAAGATAAAGATAATATCTTCCTTGATATGCTATACAATCTTGTAGTATATCTTCCTGTATTACTTTTTTCTTGGGTTGTAGATAAATTTTCAGATTGA